TACTTTACGGATATTGAGATTGATTTTGACCCAATCACTACTGACGCTCCTTATAATATTATTATACACAAGAATGGTCAGTTATTAAAGACTGTAAATGACAGAACAGGGTTTACTACTGTAGATGTTACCGCAGATGCTTCATGGGAGCCAGCGCCTGATACTGTTTATTTTGAGGTATATATAGAGACCTACGAAAAGGATGTTACCTTTAATTCTATTCAATGGGATGTAGAATACAGACAGGATAACGACCCTCAATCACCAATATTAAACGACCAAATTCAGTCTGACCTGTTAAGCTACGATGCTGGATTTGTATTTAATATAGCTAAGAATCTTCCAGAGCAAAATATTCTAGATTTCTTATCTAGTCTATTTAAGATGTTCAACTTGGTTGCTTATGTTAGGGATAACGGAGAAATCCATGTAGAGCCACTAGATGATTTCTACACGAATGTAGAGCATGATATATCTAAGTACATTGATGTAGAAAAGTCTAATATAGACGCTGCTTTAATATACAAAGAGATATTCTTTAAGTATAAAGATACAGGTTCAATACTAGCGGAACAGCATGTACAAGACCTCAGCGAAGTAGAGTGGGGTGGTGTAGAATATACTGATACAGGAAACTTAGATGGTCCTATCTATAAAGTAGAACCTGATTTCCATCACATGAAGTATGAAAGACTACTTGACCTATCTGACTTATCATTACAAACAGGAATTCAGTATGGTTATTGCGTAGATGATACTGAAGAGGCTTACTTAGGTAAACCACTTATTATGTATGTAGACCTTGCTTCTCAGAATGTTCCAATAGGTTATGTGAAAAGAGATGAGGTTATTTATGTTGGGTACAACGACTACATGAATATGCCTTGTAATGTTGAGGATATTGATGACGCTACTAGTAACAGCCTTCACTTTAGTGAGGAGCTAAACGAGTACACCAATGAACTTGCTGAGGCATCTTTATTTGAGCGTTTCTACAAGTCATACATACAGAACGTATTTAACCCAAGTACTAGAATAATCAAACTAAGTGCGGTACTTCCAGTAGCTAAGATTATAGACATTAAGCTATCTGATGTGATAGTAATCAATGGCAGAAGATACAGAATTAATGCTATGGACATTAACCTGAAGGATGGAAGAGCAAACTTTGAATTAATAAACTACTATGCTTAGAGATATAATTAAAATGCTGAATCAGTCTGACTGGATGATTGGTGATGAGGATATAGACTTTGCAAAGGGAGGCAATAAACTTCCTAATACATTTAAAGAAACTAAACAACTAATAAAGAGAAATGGCAGACGTAAGTAAAACTATCATATTAAGGTATGACGTAGACACTAAGAAGCTAACAGATGCTAATGGCAAGGCAGTCACTAGTATTAAGCAGTTAATTGGCGCTACTCAACAGGCAGCAGAAGCCCAACAAAAGATGGGCGATGTCATGGGCAAGAACAGTCAATTAGTTCTTAATTCTGCCGAACACATACAAAAACAAATATCATACGCTAGACAGCAAAGACAAGCTACTGCTACTAATAGTCAAGAGTGGGAAAAGCAAACTGCTGTTATAAACCAGTTAGAGGGTAGGTTAGCTGCAATAACTAATCAAAACAAAAGAGTAGCTACATCTCAAGTAAAGACAGCTCAAACAACTAGACAGCTATCTAAATTACAAGAGAATCAGGCTCGTAGTGCTGGTCTTGCAGGTGCTGCAACATTTGAATTAGGTAGGACTATTTCGGATATGCCTTTTGGACTTGTTGCGGTATCAAACAACATTTCTCAGTTAGGTACATTAATGGCTGCATTAGTTGCTAATGCTAAAGGTGTAGGAAACGCACTAAGACTTATTGGCGCTCAAATCATGGGTCCAGCAGGTATTCTTATTGCTTTCCAAGTAGTAACTGCTGCAATTACATACTTTGCTCAAAGTAGTAGCAAGGCTAAGAAAGAGGCTGTTGGATTATCTTCTTCTTTAAGAGAAGAGGCTGCTGCTATTGAAATGGTTACTGAGAAGTTATCAAGAGGAAATGTTAGTCTAGAACAAAGACTTGATATTCTTGAAAGATATGGTATCATAAACAAGCAGGTAAAGGAAGACCTAAAGGAAATAGGGTTTACTGAAGAGGAGACTAACGAGCTTCTTGAGAAAAAGAATGAGTTAATTGAGAAGAGAGCTGCTTTAGAAGCTGCAAGAGAAATATCTGAATCTGGTGATAACCCTGAAGAAGTTAGAGCAGAGGCTGCTGAAACCCTATTTGAACTAGAGACCAAGTTATTTGAAGAAAGAAGAAAGCGTATTGAGGTATTAAATACCGCAAGACGTATGGGTAACTTAACTGAGGAAAGATACCAGCAAAACTTAGCTAAGATAAACAATGACATTGATGCTAGACTTCTAAAAAATGCTGGAGCTATTGAAAGAGCTAAGGCTAGGATTCGTGGTATTGATATAGGAGAGGTTGAGTTGAAAGGTCAAATATTTGACTTAGAAAAAGAGATAAATGACGCTATATCTGATAGAATTAAACTTGAAGAGAAAAGACAGAAGGCTCTTGAGGAATTGTTTGATGCTCGCATGGAGCAAGAGAGTGAGCTTACTGATGAGGCTGTACTTGAGAAAGACCTTAGAAAGTTTAAGACTCATTATCATAGACTTCTTGAGTTAAAAAAATATCAACTAGAAGAACAAAAGAAACAAGAGTTAGAAGGTGTTACTGACCAGACAACTATAAATGCAATAGAAGCTAAATACAGTATATCCTTTAAGGCTTTAAACAAGGAATTTGCTGATAGGTTCAAAGAAGGTATTGAAGAAATACTAGACCAAAAAATAGAGGTTGACAAGAAAGCTAAGATTGGTTTACTAGACCTTATTGATGGACCAGAAAAGACAGAGGCTGAGAAGTGGGCTGAGAAAGAGGTTAAGATAATAGCTGATGCTGTTACTTCTGAGTTTCAGAAAAGAGTAGCATCTCAGGGAGAGCGTAATTGGTTTGTAGATACTTTTGGTGTTAGTGAGGCTGATTTTGATTTGGCTTTGGACACAATACAACAAGGATTATCTGTTATAAATGATGTATTTTCTGCTGAAGCTGAAAGGGAGATTGCTATAGAAACTAACAGAACTAACGCACTAAACGACCAACTTAGACAGCGTTTGGCTAACGAACAAATGTCTGCTGACGAAAGAGATAAAATTAATCAGCAGATTGCTAGAAATGAAGCAGAACTTGTTGTTAAAGAAAATGCAATTAACAAGAAACGATTTGAACAGCAGAAAGCATTTAATATAGCTATGGCTGTAGTTGACACTTTTGTTGCAGCAAACCAAGCATTAAGAGACCAATCACTTGTAACGACTTTTGCTAAAGTAGCTGCAATGATTTCTATTATTGGAACTGGACTTGCAAACGTGGCTATGATTTCTAAACAACAATTCACAGCTAAAGCCATGCCAAGACCAAACCTAAGCGGTCAAGGTACAAGTGGAGGTGGTGGAGATAGAGTCTTTAATGTAGTTGGAGCAACTCCACAGACTCAAATTGCAGAGGCTATCGCTGCTGCTGAAGACAGACCAGTAAAAGCATACGTTGTATCTTCTGATGTTACCTCAGCACAAGAGTTAGACAGAAGGATTGTAGAAGGTGCTTCAATTTAAAACGAATATTAACTAATAAGTTATCCTTATATGGAAGTTTTTGAATTATTTATAGATGAAGAAAGCCTAGATTCAGGCATTCAAGCCATCTCCATAGTAGAAAACCCTGCTATTGAAGAGGATTTTATCGCTCTCAAGGCTCAAAAGGTTGAATTAGCTGAGATAAATGCTGAAAAACGCATCTTAATGGGTCCAGCACTCATTCCAGACAAGAAAATTTACCGCAGAAACGAGTTGGGAGAGGAATATGAGATATTTTTTAGTGAAGATACCGTTAGAAAGGCATCTCAACTGTTTTTAAGCAGAGGAAACCAAAATAATTCAACGCTAGAGCATGAATATGCTCTAAAAGGCATGTCTGTAGTTGAATCATGGATTGTAGAAGACGAAAATAAAGATAAATCAGCATTATATAATCTAGGTATGCCAAAAGGCACTTGGATGGTATCAGTAAAAGTAAATAATGACGAAGTTTGGGAAGAGTTTGTTAAAACTGGCAAGGTTAAAGGTTTTAGTATTGAGGGCTACTTTAGTGATAGCTCTAATAGACCTAAAGAGAGCGTGGAAGAAGACCTTTGCGCAGATTGCTTTGAGGAACTACAAGCGGAATATGCTCTTTTAGAGGCTGTAGCAGCACTAGAAGAACAAGTGGAGCTAGAATCTTATGGAGGTTATCCAGAGAGTGCTTCAAACAACGCTAAATTAGGTATCAAACGCAATAAAGAGGTAAACAATAAATGTGCAACTCAAGTAGGGAAAGTAAGAGCGCAACAACTAGCAAGGAAAGAGAAATTCACAGTACCAACGCTGAAGAGAATTTACAGCTACCTAAGCAGAGCAGAAGCGTATTACGACCCAGCAAAGCCAGAGGCATGCGGTACAATAAGCTACCTCCTATGGGGCGGTAAGTCCATGAAGAACTGGGTTGAGTCTAAACTTAAAGGATTAGACGAGTTAGATGGCTAAACAAACCTCTCACATAAAGGCAGATAAGCCTAAAGTGAATAGAAAAGGAATAGGGGCTAAAACTAAATCAAGTTCATTAAAGACCTCTAAATTATACAAGAAAAAATATAGAGGACAAGGTAGATGAAAAGGCATAGAAGCAGATATAACCCAAGCAGAACAAGTCCTAGAGAGTCTAGGAGAGCTTGTTTGTGTAGAAACGGAAGATATAGTCGTAAGTGCTGTAATGGCAATATGATTAATCAGGGTCTAGGAAAGATTTATAGTGAGGCTGGACTTAGCACTAGTGTTTGGTATGGTTATATAGTAGAGGATTGTGCTACTCAAAAAACTCATCACATTCATGTTCATGATACGCCACTAGAGGTGGGTAAGGCCTATTATTTTATTATGGAAAATAGTGATAATGGCTGTCACACAGTAATAAGTGAAACACAATCAGAGGGTAGGCACGCAGAAAGTGTATCTGTTGCTTATGAGGATTGTGCTGAATGTCAAACGGCTAATCCATAATGAAAATACAACGGAATAAGTAATCAATAGTTAACCTAATATAAATTAAGTATTTATGAAAGCAAGTGAAATTGTAGACAAACTAAAGTCTGTTCTACTTTCTGCTGAAGAGCCACAAGCTGAGCCTGCTGTAGAGCAAGAAGAGCAAGTGGAACTATCTGTAGAAGAGGTAGAAGTTCAAGAAGAGGTTGTTTTAGCAGAAGGCGAAGATATGCCATCTGAAGAAGAAGCTCCTGTTGAAGAAAAAGATGACGAGTATGTAAGCAAACAAGAATTTGAATCAGCTATCGCTGAAATGAAAGCTATGTATGCTGCTATCGTTGAAAAAATGGGTTCTGAAGAGGAGCAAATGGAAGTTCCTGAAGAACTAGCAAAAGAAGAGCAAGTAGATTTATCTGCTGATGAGCCTGCTGCTGAGCCTATCGCTCACGCACCAGAAGTAGAAGAATCTGCAAAGATGAACTTCTATAATCAAGCTAAACCACGCAATACCATGAGCGTAGTTTACGAAAAAATGTTTAACAAGTAAAAATCAATATTTAAAATGGCAACTTCAATTACAACAACTTACGCAGGGGAATTTGCAGGACAGTATATTTCTGCTGCGTTACTTTCAGGTAAAACCCTGAACGAATCTGCGATTGGTATCAAACCAAACGTAAAGTACAAAGAGGTAATCAAGAAACTTGATACTTCAGGACTTATTGCTAATGCTTCATGTGACTTTACTGACGCTGGAAACGTAACTTTAACAGAGCGTATCCTTCAGCCAGAAGAGTTCCAAGTGAACATTGAGCTATGTAAAAAAGACTTCCGTTCTGACTGGGAGGCTATCCAAATGGGTGTTGGGGCATTTGACCAACTTCCTCCAAACTTCGCTGACTTCCTTATCGCTCATGTAGCTGGTAAAGTTGCAGAGAAGACTGAGCAAAACATCTGGGGTGGTGTAAACGCTACTGCTGGTGAGTTTGATGGATTCTCTGTTCTTATGGCTGCTGATGCTTCTGTTAACGATGCTGCTAACGATGCTCAAACATCATTCACAGCTTCTAACATCGTTTCTCTACTTGAGAACACTTTAGATTCAGTTCCTTCAACTGTTTATGGTCGTGAGGATTTAACTATCTATGTTCCAACTGTAGCTTACAAAGCATACATCCGTTCATTAGGTGGATTCGGTGCTTCTGGATTAGGTGCAGCAGGGGTTAACGCTCAAGGTTCACAATGGTACAGCAACGGAAACGCACTTTCTTTTGATGGTGTTAAGATTCAGCATGCTCCAGGTATGCCTTCTGACCACATCATCGCTGGTGAGGCTTCTAACTTATTCTTCGGTACTGGTCTATTATCTGACCACAACGAGGTTAAAGTTATTGACATGGCTGACCTTGATGGTTCACAAAACGTACGAGTTATCATGCGATTTACTGCTGGTGTTCAGTACGGAGTAGGTTCTGACCTTGTATTGCTAACTTTAGCATAATAAAATAATTGTATAACGAAAAAGGGTAGGTGAGCCAAGAGCCTGCCTACCCTTTTTTAATAATAAAAACATAATTATGAGTTGTGAAATTACAAAAGGAAGAGCGCTCCCATGTAAGGATGGAATCGGTGGTATCAAGAATGTTTACTTCGCTAACTACGGTACTGTATCTGCTTCTGAAGGAGCTGACGATACTATCGCAGCTACTGAGTTTACAGGAGATGTATTCTACAAGTATGACATCAACAACGGTGCATCTTCTTTAACGCAAAACATTCAGTCTAACAAACAGAATGGAACTACTGCTTTTGAGCAAGTATTAGAGCTTACCCTACCAAGACTAAGTGCTGCTGACAACCTAGAAGTTAAACTTCTTGCGTTCGGAAGACCTCACATCGTGGTAGAGGACTACAACGGAAACTTCTGGTTAGTTGGTAAGGAAAACGGTGCTGACGTAACAGGTGGAAGTATTGTAACAGGAGCTGCTATGGGAGACCTTGCAGGTTACACACTTACCTTTACTGCTATGGAGCGCAAGCCTGCTAACTCAATTACTGGTGACTTCATTACTGAAGCTTCTATCAGCTAATAAATAGCATTCCGATGATAAAGAGAGAGGGCAATAGCCCTCTTTTTTTATGCCCAATAAAAAACAAAAACATGCTCTTTGGGTTATCCTTTTGTGATACGATTAAGACCAATAGATACAGAGCAGACGTTTACTATTATACCTTCGTCTTTTGCTGAGGCTGACCTAGATGCAGCGTCTCTTACTTTAACAGAGAACGGTACTAATAAGTCAGAAAGTAATGTTACATTTACTTGGGTGGTTACAGCTAGTGAGAGCTATGTTGAATTGTCTGTTACACCTACTATAGAACTAAAAGAAGACCAGTTATATACTCTAGAGTTAGCAACTACTACAGATGTGCTATATAGAGATTTAGTGTATATCACTAGTAAGACAAACAAAAAAGAGATATTCAAATATCCAGAGCGTTATACACAGCGTGATAATGGTGATGAGTATATAGTATTATAATATGAAGAACAGAGTTAGATTAGTAAATACACCTCAACAGCCTAAGCAGTATAAGAACAGCGTTAGGATGGTAAACCTTAGTGGCTATCAAGCTCCAGAGGTTATTGAGGATGACAGAAAAGACTGGGTACTATACACTAATGGTGCTGATGGAGAAGACTATTTTGAGTCTTTAATAGAGAAGTATCTAGGTAGTCCTACCAATGCATGTTGTATCAACGGTATTACCGAGATGATATATGGTAGAGGTCTTGACGCTTTAGACAGCAAAGAAAACCCTGAGATGTATGCAAGAATGAAGATGCTATTAAAGCCTTCATGCATGCGTAAGCTAGTTAATGACTATAAGCTATTAGGTCAAGGTGCTGTACAGGTAATTTACAATAAAACTAAGACTAAGATTGTTCAGGTTAGTCACTTTCCAATGGAAACATTGAGAGCTGAGAAAGCTAAGAAAGGAAAAGTTGAAGCATATTACTATCACCCTAAGTGGTCAGAACTAAAGCCTAGTGACAAACCTAAACGCATTCCTACATTCGGTAACGGCTCTAAAAGCGAGGCTGTTGAACTTTATATATTCAAACCTTACAAATCTGGATTCTACTATTATGCTCCTGTGGATTATAATGGGTGTTTACAGTACGCTGAACTTGAAGAAGAAGTTGCAAACTATCACATCAATAATATTCAGAACGGCTTACAGCCTTCGTTACTCGTTAATTTTAACAATGGAATCCCTAATGAGGAAACCCAAGAGTTAATAGAAAGAAAAATCTATGATAAATTTAGCGGAAGTTCAAATGCAGGTAAATTCATACTTACGTTCAACGAGTCGCAGGAGGACCAAGCGACTATTGACCCCATTCATCTACCTGATGCGCACGCTCAATATCAATTCCTAGCAGACGAATCTAGAGAGAAGATTATGCTTGGACATCGTATTGTATCTCCTATTTTATTAGGTATTAAAGACAATACTGGTTTTGGTAACAATGCAGAGGAGTTAAGAACAGCGTCTATTATTATGGATAACATGGTTATTAGACCATTCCAGCAGCAACTTATTGATGGACTTAACGAGATACTTGCATTCAATGGTATCTACCTTAACCTTTACTTTATCACTCTTCAACCTATTGAGTTCACAGAACTTGACAATATTGAGACTAAGATTAAGCGTGAAGAGGAAACAGGTGAAAAACTATCTGCTCAAGAGCCAGAAGAAATAACTCACCTTGAGGATGAGGAGATGGCTGACTTATTTGAGCAATTAGAGGAGTTTGGAGAGGTTATCTCTGATGACTGGGAGTTAGTATCCACAGAACGAGTAGACCTCGCAGAAGCCTCTAAACAGGACAATAAAGGGTATAAGGTGCGTTACGCATATATGCCAGTTAGAAAGTCTGCTGAAAGTAGAGACTTTTGTAAGAGAATGGAAGCTTTAACAGATAAGGATATTGTCTACAGGCTAGAGGATATTAACATGATGTCTTTTAGAGGTGTAAACAAGGAACTTGGACATAAAGGTAGAAACTACTCACTATTTAAGTTCAAGGGCGGTAAGAACTGTCATCACTTCTGGGAAAAGAGAGTATATAAAAAGAAAACACAAGTAAGCGAAGATGAAGCATTAGCTGATGGCTACACAGCACCAAACAATCCTGAAGAAGTGCCAGTAGCTCCAAAAGACATGCCAAACAGAGGTGCTTACCCAACAAATAAATAATTATGGCAAACAAGGCACTATTTGTAAGCATAGCGGATATTAAGAAGAAGTCTATCATTAGCGGTAATGTAGACCCTGATAAGATTGTGCAGTTTGTTGAGGTTGCTCAAGATACGCATATTCAAAACTATTTAGGTGGAAAGCTATACAAAAAGCTTCAGCAGTTAATTGTTGATGGCGAATTAGACGATGCAGGAAATGCTGATTATAAGACGCTTGTAGACGATTATATCAAACCTATGTTAATATGGTTTACCCAAGCTGATTATATGCCATTTGCAGCCTTCTCAGTAAGCAATGGAGGGGTGTATAAGCACACTTCAGAGAACAGCGAGAGTGTTACTATGGATGAGCTAAATATGTTGGCTGGAAGAGCCTTAGAAACCGCAGAGTTTTACACTCGTAGATTCATGGATTACATGGACCATAATAGCACATTATATCCTGAATACACTAGTACGGCTAACGAAGATATGAATCCTGATAGGGATGTTAACTTCGGTGGAATCTATCTTGGATAAGAGAGGTAAATACAAACCAAAAGAAGAGAATGTTAGGAAGCTAATGGCTTTCCTAGAAAAAGAGCGTACAAAAAACTCAAATACACATGGCGATAGACGTTTCAAAAATACCAAATAACAGTAAGTTTGACCCTGTTAGAGAAGCAATACTAAAGCTTCAACAAGATGTTAGAGATGGTGTTTCTGGTGTAGCTACGGTAAACTCGTCTGATGGTAACATTGTAATTACTAATTCAGGTACTATTACAGTAGGAACGTCTGGTGAGACCATTACTATTGGTATTAACGACTCAACATATCTTACAGCTTCTGATTTAGATGATTATTTACTATTAACAGAAACAGATGAACAGACTATAGCAGGTGATATTGTTATTAGTGGTGACTTAACAGTATCAGGAACTACTACCTACATAAATACAACTAACCTTAATATTGGTGATAATATCATCACCCTAAACGCTGATTTACCTTCAGATACTGCACCTACAGAGAATGCAGGTATTGAAGTTAATAGAGGGTCTTCTGCTAATAAAACATTCATTTGGAATGAAACGTCTGATAAGTGGACACTTGGTTCTGAAACACTAGTAGCAGGCACATTTGAAGGTAGCTTAACTGGCAATGCAAATACTGCTTCTGCTTTAGCAACAGCAAGAAACATTGCATTAGATGGCGATGTGACTGGAAATGCAGATTTTGATGGTAGTGGTGATATAACAATTACAACTGTTGTAGCTAACGATAGTCACACTCACGATGGTCGCTATTATACAGAAACAGAATCTGATAACAGGTTCGTTAATGTAGATGGTGATACAATGACTGATGACCTGAACTTTGATTCAGGTTCAAGGATTAGACTTCATTCAGGCGCATTTACAGATAGCAACGATAGGTACGAAATATTTGCTACTGGCGATGTAATGTTTATGCAGTATTGGGATAATGACCAAGGCAACGGAACGTCTTTACAAAAACCAATACTAGGTCTTGAATGGGGTGGTGCTGCTGATAATGAAGTAACTGTTTTTGGTGACCTACGATTTAAAAGTGGTAACGTAGCAAGTCCAACTGTTGATTCAGTTATAATTGATATGGATGCTACAAATGGTGTAGTAAACCTAACCAACATTAATGACGCTACATTTTCAGGTGATTTAGTTGTTGGAACAACAAATGTTTACGATGCGCTTCCTACTGGTCTTTTTTGGGATGATACTGACGACAAGTTTAAAATAGGAGTAACTGCGAATGGAGGAAATGTTGGTGGCGGTTCACTTATACAACCGCTACTGCTTGCCAACATACTTAACGAAGGATATATTCCTTATGTTGCTACTGGTGGTGGAGGAAGTTCAATAGTAAATTCTAGGGTTTCTGATTCTTGGTTAAAACTTACTTCAAACACTTTAGAATTAGGTGCTTCAGACCCTGTTTCGCACGAGATAAGATATGCTAGATTTTTATGGCAGTCAGGGCTAAACGATAAGATTAGTACTGTTTATGGTGCTAGAGATATTATAGCTAGTATTCAATATCTAGGGGGTAGCGCAACAGCTAAAATAGAATTTACTACTGGTAGTAGTGGAGGCAGGATTCAGTTCAATGACGAATACACATTCCCTGCAACTGATGGTACAAGCGGTCAGGTATTGAGTACTAATGGTTCAGGTGATTTAAGTTGGGTAGCAGCAGGTGGACCTACTACTTCAGACCTTCAAGATGTAACTGATAATGGTGCTAGTACTACTAATAACGTAACAGTAAATAAATTACTTCTACCAAGTGTACACGATAAACAAAAGATTGGTCTTTATGGACCGATAGGAACTGGTGCCGAATGGATAGGAACTAGTGGTGGTACACTTGAACTTTCAGGTGGAAGCATAAACCTTAATGGTGCTAATGGAACTGGAACGCCTAACCTTAAAATGGGTGGTACTACTATTATTGATACTAGTAGAAACCTAACTAACATAGGTACTGGTAGTTTTGGTGGCAATGTAACCATTGGAGGTTATCTTGATTTAACTAGTACGCTTTACACTAGAAGCAACCTTGAAGTTCTTAATGCAGCAGGCAATGGTTGGAATGTTTGGGGTCAAAGGGATGGAAGTACTGGTCAATATAATTTAAAGGCGCAAGCAGTTACTGCTGGTATTAATAATCCTCACCCTTCTTGGGGTAGTGTTCTTATTGAAAACAATACTAACTGGGGAGGTTCAGTTGCACACCCAAATATAGGTTCTACTGGAGGTTCTACTGGTTCGCTAATAATGCTAGACAATCCACACACTAATTACCGTACAGATAATGTTGCTACTGGCTTTAATTTTCGTTCAGGTATTCGTATGGGAAAAACCACTAACGGTACTTGGTGGGACGCAGGAATGACTAGTGTTGGGGCAGGTGACCCGTACTTTCATATTTTAAATGGTGATAACGCATTTGAGATATTTAGGGCGTATTCTAATGGCGCAGTACAAGCAACAAGAAACTTTTGGGTTGAAAATAACAATACAACATACACTAGCCCTCACGTTACTGCAGTTCCAGTTCTAGCGGCTTATAATACTGGTACTGCTGCAACTTCGCACGCAATAGTATCTTTAAGAACACAAGGTCCAACTGGTGGTGACCCATTTATTTCTTTTGACCAAGAAGGGGTTATTGGTTGGGCTATTGGTCAAGACACTTCAGATAGTAATAAGTTTAAGTTAAATGGCGCATGGAGCAGTCTTGATAGTAATACAAAGATTACCGTTAAAACCACTGGTGAAGTTGGTATTGGTCAAACAAATCCTACGGCTAAACTTGAAGTAAATGGATATACTGCGGTTGGTGTTTATGGCGCACCACACTATACGCAGTCAGGAATGGCTTACCAAGTAATTAAAGCCCCTAGCGGTGATGATGGTCAAAGGGCGATGCTAGAACTACATTCAGGTGCAGGTGGTACTAAAGGTATTATACAAGCAGTTGGGGTGAATAATACCGTATATGGTGGTGCGCTAACTAATAGTGGTGTTATTTGGGGTAATGACGTTGGTGCTTTAACAATAAATACTTTAGGCAAGGCTAGTTTTAATAAGGATTTAACCCTTGTTGATAGCAACTTGTATATTCAGACTGAACACAACATAAACGATTCGCTAGGAACTTGGACTGGAAGTATAAACTTTCTTGACGAAGTTGATAGGCTAGGTGCTGCAATTACTTCTTCTAGGGAACAATGGGCGGATGCGCCAATGAATTTAAAATTCAATACTGGCGGATTAAATGTTACGACTACTAGAATGACTATTTCGTCTAATGGTTATGTAGATGTTGTAGGTACGCTTGAAAGTGGCGGTCTATTTGTAGATGGTCTAAAAACATTACCTAATAATCAAGGTGCTGCACAATTTAATTTACCACATACTGGATATAACGCAATAAGATTCTATGAAACCGTAAATGGTTCACCTAGCGCTACTAGGGGTACAATACACCAATTTGGTACTTCTTGGGGTGGTGGTGCTTCAGTAGGGTATATGAATATTGAAGGACACGCAGGTGTAAACTTTGGTTCTTGGGTTTCGCCACACGCAGTTATCAATAATGCTGGATTAGGTGTTAATACAAGCACGATTTTAGCAGGCGCTTCAAATAGGGGTAATATCACTATAAATGGAACAAGTAATGCTATTCTAACATTTGGAAAGGCAGATGTTTTACAAGGGTATTTATATCACGATGGAAACCAAATGTTACTTAATACTGGTACTGCTGTTGCTAATTTTGAAGTAAATGGCGCTATAAGAATGGTTATTGATACTTCAGGAAACTTTGATATTAACGGAAACGTAGATATTGTAGGTTATAAAACAGAAGTATCGCAGTTCCAAATTGCAAGGGATACAACCAACGCTGCAATATGGTTTCAGGAAGCAAACCTTGATACTAACCACGTTCTTTGGAATGACTACTATGGTGGGCCAACTACTAGAGGTGGAGCAGGTTCAGGTTTTGATGGAATCAAGTGGAATACTTATAGAGGTATTCATATAAGGGGCGGTTTAAGTGGTGCGTATAACTGTATAGTTGTCAGTAATTCAAGTGGTTCTACTAACGACCACAAGGTTGATTTATATGCTGCTAACGACCTTAAACTAGAAACAGTTTATAGTGGTATGGATGGCGTTAAAATTCAACGTGATTTATACATTGATGGAAGTGCTAGTGGTAATTACGGTAATCAACTTGCTTTAGGTGAATCAACGCAATATTTCGCAAATACACTTCAAGACACCAATCAACGACCTTTAGTTTATTTAAATGGTAAATATCCTGCGTTAGTATTAAATCATACCGTAACATCCAACGCAAATCACGGCCCAACTATTCAGTTTTCACACAACGGCGCAAATAGTAACGCACAATGGGTGGCAGGAACAAATGGTACTGGTTCACAGTTTCAGATAGGATATTCTAATACTGGACTGGGTAATACAAACTGGAACCCACACAATGGTATTGCAGGTTACGGAGGTACTACCGCTTTTCATTTAGACGATTCAGGAAGAATTGGTATTGGTCATTTAGGAGATTGGGGAGGACTTGGTGGTGGTAATCCAGTTGCAAGAATACATTTAAAATCGCAACAGACTTATAGTAGTTATGGTACTTACCACGCTACTGTTATTCAAAACACGCAAAATTCATCCAGTGGAGGTGCTAACGGTACTGGTTTATTAGTAGTAAATGATAGAGGTAATCACTCGTGGGGTGTTGTTGCAGAATTTAGAATAGATAATACTAGTGATGGCGATAGACCATCAATATCGTTTACTAGCGGTCTTTATTCAGGACAAAACTGGACAATAGGATATGCACACAATTCAGGAAATGATTTCAGAATTAAGCGTGACCACGGATACGTTACAAGTTCTTGGGGTACTACATTAATGCAAATGGATAGAAGCGGTAATGTTACCTTTTCAGGTGATGTAACGGCTTATTCAGATGAACGCCTTAAAAAAGATATTAAGACTATTGACAATGCGCTAGACCTAGTAAAACAAATGCGAGGTGTAACCTACAAACTAAAGTCAAATGACAAAGAAGGTGTTGGGGTTATTGCACAAGAAATGGAAAAGGTGTTACCACAAGTGGTAATGGAGGCAGAACGAGATGTAGATGACGAATACGAAATCAAGTCTGTTGCCTACGGTAATATTGTTGGTGTGCTTATTGAAGCAATTAAAGAACAACAAGCGCAAATAGATGAACTTAAATCACTTTTAAATAAATAGATATGGTTACTTACGAATACATTATTAACGACGTAAAAGCCTACGTTGAACAAGATGGGCTACAAAATGTAGTGTACAAAGTTTACTTTGAACTACGAGGGACAAAGAACGATGTTATCCAAGGTTTTTCAGGTGAAATTGATATGCCTGCACCAGACCCTGACAACTTCTTACCTGCTGACCAACTTACAAAAGAAATCGTTATTGGTTGGATTGATGCTAACTACGGATTTGAAGATGTTACAAATGGTGTGCAGTACACTATTGATAACCTAAAAGCACAAATAGAAGAACGTATTAATAGAAAGTCAGAGCAACCTGAAGTTGTTTCTATTGCTATTGAACAACCTACTGAAGAAACTACTGAACCTGAAGCATAATGCAAGAAATACTTGATATACTTATTGGATTAAGTTCAAGTGTTGATTGGGCAGTAGTTCCTAGTCTTGGTGCAATATCAATGCGAGGTTTAGCTGCTGAAAAGCAATACGATGATTATAATTATACTGGTTCTAGTGTTTACACGCCAATTAGTCTATTAGACCTAGCAGAAACCTTTGTGAATTTTGAAGGTACGAATACCAATGGTGTAAGTTACCCTAATAGCAGTAAGCCACACGCTATGTCTGAATGGAGGGGCTATGACCACGACTACGGCTTATCTTGTTCTTCGCTTTATGCTAGAACGCTTGGTTATGCACCATTTTTAGCAAACGACCCTTGTTCTGCAATACAAAGAACTTATTATACAGACCAATCATTTTGGTCAGCTTCTGTTCAGTTATACAGAAATCAAGGTGGTGGTTCTTGTGTTCCTGCTGCTGCTGGATTCTATTACGAAGATAGCAACGGTGGTTCAAACCCTGTTCGTGAATGGAACGGAAGTACATTTGTTTGGAGTGGAGGTTGCCCATAATGACGAAGATAGAACAGATATTTTGGGGTTGGGCGAAGTATAGCTTTATGACCCTAGGGTGGAAGCCTAAGCCTGAACAATGGCATTTAGCAGAACAAAGGCTGTATATTTGCGATGACTGCCCATTGCGTGAGGTAAATAAATGCAAGGTATGTGGATGTAACCTAGCAGCGAAAACGCTAGTTGAAGAGTCAAAATGCCCTGAAGGTAAGTGGTAACTTTGTCAGTTAAACAACTTTGGAATAATTTTCGTATATTAGTTCCCAAACTAGTTTATTATGTCTAAAATCACAGAAGAGCAACTAAAGCAGTTGCAAGAACAAGAAGGCAAGAAGAATGCTATTAAGCACGATTTAGGTCTCCTAGAAACACAGAAGCACGCATTGCTTCATGCATTTGCTCAAATCCAAGAAGAGCAAGAGAAACTGAAAGTCCAACTAGAGGATGAGTATGGTAAAATCAATGTCAACTTGGAAGATGGTTCTTACGAAATCATCGCTGAAGAGGCAGAGTAACAGGAGGGGCGTTAAGCCCCTCTTTTAATATACAACAGTTTCCTAGTTTTTAGTTATCTATATATACGAACTACAACTATGGAAATGGATGCTAAACTTTCTTTCTTTACTGGGTGGCTATTCACCACAGTTTCTACTATAACACTTATGGGATTTTTTCAGGCAGCACTCATGGGGCTTGCTGGTGGCTTCTTTGGTCTATTAGGCAAGGAACTATATTACTATATAAAAGCGGAAATTAAGAGTAAACTAAATGACGAGTCCAAAACTAAATGACGACAGCAGCTTATCCATTAACATTAAGTGGCTTATACAGATAGTTGTATTAGTTGGTACTGCCGTTTATTTATACTTTGGATTAGAGAATAGAATAGCTGCTAATGAAGACGAGATTAGGGGATTAAGGTCAAATCAAAACAACTATGTATTCCCTGATATTAGAGTCTTGGAGCAAGAAGTGATAGACTTTAAACTAGAAAGAGAACGTATTAGAAAAGACATAGCAAGACTAAACGAGATAAT